GCTAAATACCTATCTGATGGCTTGGGCAATGATTCGGTTCTTGCTCTTTCTACGGCTGCGGTAGGCATTGGTACGACTTCACCCAACATAGGAACTTGGAACCGAGCATTGACTTTGAATACCGCTTCGGGAAATACTGCCTATGAATTAGCCGTAGGTGGCGCTGCTCAACTTTATTTAGCAGTAGATAGTTCAAATGCTTATCTGCAAGTAGCAAACGCAACCTCTCCTTTGAGGATATTTACAGGTGCAGCAGAGCGAATGCGTATCACCTCCGCAGGCAACGTAGGCATCGGCACAAGTTCGCCTGCTTATAAATTGAGCGTGAATGCAGGCTATATTCAAAATACTGACGGAACTCGTAGTGTTTTGTTTGGGGCTGATGGCATTGGTGCTTTGGCAGGTACAAACACCAACCACTATTTCCGATTTATTACAAATGATGCTGAACGTTTGCGTATTACTGAAGATGGATATGTTCGCTTATCTTCGGGTAGCGGAGGCATCCAATTCAATAGTGACACCGCAGCAGCCAACGCCCTTGATGACTACGAAGAAGGCACTTGGACTATGGGTGTATCGTTTGGTGGTAACTCGGTAGGTGTGACTACTTCACAAAACACGGGAACTTATACCAAGATAGGAAGGCAGGTAACTGTGAATGGTTATTTGGTTTTAACAAGCAAAGGAAGTTCTACGGGAGTTGCGACTATTACAGGCTTGCCTTTTACGATTGGAAACATACAAAGGTTTTACAGCGCACCAAGTTTATACTTCTCTGCAATCACTTTTACAAATCAGTTTCAGGGTTATGGTAATGTCAATACTACAAACATTGCATTAGAAGAAACTACGATATTAGGAGTGTCCTCAGCCATCACGGATGCTGATTTTGGAAGTAGTAGTAATCTTATTG